TCATTCCTCATCCACTAAAATCGTTTCAAATATTTCATCACTTACCCTAAGTTCATGTATACTCTGGTTCTTCGCCAGATATGGTAACACCATTAATTTCTGTTGCACTTTTCCTTTATTATCAATTTCGAAATCATACTCAGAAAGTTTTGATTCCAGGCAAGCCGCATAAAATTGTTGTGCAGACAATCTTGTTTTCACACCAGTCATATGTAAAAAGTTCATATCCCGAAATCCTACATTTACTGTCTTTATATCTTTCCCTTCCCGATATATGATTAGAAACTGTTTATCATTCAGTTTTTCTTCGTATTGCTTTACAGCTTCTATCATAATCTTTAAAGCTGCTTTCTTGTCATACTTTGCCATCCATACCCCATTAACTTGAAAAAGGCTGCCCTTTCGGACAACCTTTTCTCTTTTCTTTTAATGCTGATTTTCTGTTGTCTGCCAACCGTCCGCCTCTCCATGTGCGGCTTAACTGTGGAGTTTTTCTGTTGCTCCCCAACCTGCCAGCCTACGAACTGGCTAAAATGTCAGATTTTTAAGGTGTCAGCGCACCCAGACAGATTTATCTGTCTGGGTACTATTATTATATGAACACCGTCTTTTTATGTCAAGCAAAGCAAATTCTTTTCTGAAAATTTTGTGCATAATTACAACATCTGCACTAGCTACCCCTAATACAAATAAAACCCCCGTATACTACCGTTTCCAGCAATATACGGGGACATTTCTCAATCGTTATTTAGCTGTAATCGGGACTTATCTGCTAATTGATTAGCAAACACCCTGAGCCAGCATAGCAGCTTCTAAGGTGTCCGCAGATTTGCAGGGGTTTTGAGGTCGGTTGTATATCACGTGTATAGAGTGATTGTCTGATAATTTCGATTAACATTTATTTTAGAAAGCAATATAATATATACAAACAATGCTTGAAAAAAACGGAATTAGCTATATTTTATCTTCTGACGGATACTCCTATCATTTATTTTACAAAAAGAAATATTGACTACAATATCACAGAGACAACAACCGTGTAATTTATTTTTTTCGCTTTTGTTCATTCTGAATAAAACGTTCTATTGCCACGTCTTCGGGTACCTCATCATTAGGATTGTCTGTGAAGCAATAAGTAACATCCATTGCATCTTCATATTGTTTTGATGCATGAGGAAATACTTTTAATGCAAGTTGATATTTGTTTGCATTTCTTTTTTTGGGTTGAGGAAGACGCATTATAGATAATCGATAGCAATGTTCTGGATCAAGATCCAATTTTCTACATAAGCTATGCCTTTCGACTCTTACTAGCTCCTCATCTTCGATAGGTTCTACATCTGGTGGACATTGTCTTTGTAAAGCACTGCAAAAAGCATCCATAAATCCATATCCGTTAGGATCAAAAGCAATATCAAAATAATTTCTCAGCCCTGTAGGATCATATTCTAATACCCCAATAGAGTTTATATATAGTTCATACGTGTCATCTAAATTATGTTGTTTCATAAATAGGAGTCGGAAAAGTGCATATTCTGGGCAATAATTTCGTTCTTCTTCTGTAATGGCATAAGCAGCAACAAAAAAATTATTACCACGAAAATTAAAAGAAAAAGGATACATATTAAAATGAAACTTATACATTTTTTCACGAAGATATTTATAGCAACTTAAATCAAACCTGTGTGTACTCATATTTATATACCACCTTTCTGCTGTTAAATCATTCAAAAGTAATCTCTTCCTCTGCTTTGACATAAACATCAACTTGTGTATGTACATCAAGTCTGGTAACCACCCATCCTCTCATCATACACATTTTTATAAAATCATCAATTCTGTTTTTGCCATTCATTTCCTTCAAAGTTACAACAACTCCAAACTGCAACCCTCTACCAGCTTTCGGATCAAGCCGTTCCTTTGTTTTAATACTCAGCCCCCACATGCCCGATTGATAAGCCTTACGTGGACGTCCATTTTCCTTCAATGCCTCACTAATATGTTTGACATTATCCCACTTACGATACAATTTACGTGCATCTTCCTCATAAATCGTATTAAGCCCTTCTTCTGCTTGTTTATTGTAATCTATGGCTTTAATTACTGCTTTTCCTTTCTGCTCCGCAATTCTTCCGAAATGAATATCCATCTCCGTTGATGTATAATCTACTCCTTGATTTCTATCACTCTGTGGGAAATAAGCAAGCGTGGCTTTTGCAAAGAAAGGATATGCATTCATATCCTGTGGTACTGGAATATTGTAAGTGTACACTTCATACTCATCAATGCTTCCAGACATAATAAATCTAATCTCGTCCTCTCGAGAATACAAAATATCCTCAATCCTTTTCGGTACAATACCATATCCTTTTTCATACTTTATGGTATCTTGTCGATCCCATCCCGCTGCAGAATCAATCATTAAAGCTTTTGCTACTTCACGACTTAATCCCATAACATGAATAAGATATGCCATTTTACGGGTTATCCAAGGTGCTGCAAAAGATGTACCTGTTACAGTTGCTTTACCTAAAGGTTCACAAACCACAATTTTATCCGGTCCATCTCCACCATAGTAACACACATCCGGCTTATAAAAGAAAGATAATACCGGCCCTCTTCGAGTATAAGATGCCGGCTTTCCACTAAAGTCCACCGCATTCACAACCAGAGAATTTAGTGAATCCGCCGGTGCACCTATTTTGTTAACATTTGAATTTTTCTTCTTGTTTGTACCCGCAACTACAAAAATAACATCATACTCATACTGAATTTTGTCCAATTCAGCAGCCTCAGGGGATATGAAATTTGCATCAATTTCCATTGCAGAACCCAATGATAAATTCCACACTTTTATATCGCGGTTCTTTCGAACAATATCGCGAATTTGCTTCAATATTGCGAACGAACTAAATCTGCCTGCTGTAGCCACTCCAAAATGGCGAACTCTGAAATTACCGCAATTATCCTGCAAGTTTGGATTGAATGATGGGCCATCGACAATAATTGATGTTACAGCAGTACCATGAAAATAATCTTCTGCATGCAATTCAATATCATCACTTATACATTTCTGATACTCTACCCAATCACCAAAATATACCCTTTTATCAAATTGGGTATCAATAACTCCTACAACCGGCTCATTTTCAGGCTTTACAATAGTTAATTGTTCTTCATAGTCCTCGCTATCTGTTATATCATAGTCAATCTCTGCAAAGTTCTTAACACTCATTGCAATCAAATAGGGAGCTTTGTCACATAAAATATCTATCTCTTCTTTTTCCATCCGCAAAGTTGTTTCATCTATCATTTTGGCACTAATCATATTTATGCCTAATCTGCTTAACAACTCTGTCGTGTCAACACCTGTTTTGTATATAGTTACAATAGATTGCTCACTCGCTGTTTTAGGAGCACGATCTATACGAAAGTCCTCCACATAGAAGCAGTCTACAAGTGTTTTTAAAAAGGGATTTTTATGCATAATGCCATCATTGTATGTCCCCGAATTAATAAGTTCTGTATCATCGCTTGATATATTTCCATTGTAAAAGTTTTGAATCGTAGCTGCACATTTATCCAAAAGCCCTACCGATTTCTGCAAAGATTCGATAGACAAGAAATAGGTAAACACATGCTTTTGAACCCATTCATTCTTTTCGTTATAGCCCTGTGAAAATTTTGAACCTCTTACAGATTCGTTCGGATGTTTTCCCCTATCTGACAGTAATAATTGAAGGCGATTGCTCTTCGCAACAACTTTTCTGTAATGCACACTAACCAATGCTCCATTGATGGTTTTTTCTTGATTCCAAAACAAAATAATATCTTGTAACTGATCTTTCAACTTCAGAACATGCTCAGCACTAACACTTTTCCCTTTCGGTAAATTAGTAGGTCCAAAACCACTTGGTGCTTTTCGTTTTTGAAACTGACCTTTTAATTGCAATATATTATTCATCTTCAATCATCTCCTTTAATTCTCTGGCAACACTACTCTTCGGTTTTTTACTCAAAATTTCAATTTCTCTTACTGTAAAATTCTGTTCCTGCAATCTCTTGATATCTTCCGGTTTTTCACCGGTAACCATATAATATAATCTTCTGAAATAGTCAAGTTCATCATCCGGATTGCTAAATGCAACTGCTGTCTTAATCAGATTTTTCAAATCTCCGGGGTACGGTAATGGTGAAAGCAGCATCATAATTTTTCTAAATAATCTAATATCTTTTTTAGCTAAATTAAATTTCGTTAAAAACTTATTCAAATACTCTTCTGAAATGTCCATCAAGTCTTCTTTTGAATACCTGTTAAAATCAATAACGGAGTCAAAACGTCTTATCAGTGCTTTATCAAAATGTTCAAATAAATTGGTAGTAGCCACTAAAACTATTCTTTCATCCATACGATCCAAATTCTTAAGTAATGATGAAGTTACCCTTCCCATTTCGCGTAAATCATTTGCATTTGTTCTATCTAGCGCAACTGCATCTATTTCATCAAATAGAACAATTACCTTTTCCGGATGAACGAATCCATTTATTTCCTTAAATAATTCTGACATATTCTTCTGTGTCTGACCCATTTTACTATCAATAATGGCAGAAAAATCAACCATGTAAATTTCTCTTTCCAATATTCGTGCTAACTGCTTAACAGCCTCGGTTTTACCTGTTCCTGGTGCACCTTGAAAAAGAAATTTATTGATTCCTGCATTATGCGCTACCGCATGCACTATTCCTAACAAATCCTGCGTAACGTCATCCGGTAACCACAAAGGATCACTTATTTTCTCTACTTTTTCAAACATTGCGGATTCATTCTCGCTCATTTGTGGAATAAAGGTATTAGCATTTGACATCAATGCCATAATATATTCTGCAAGCTGATAGTCTCCTGCTTGATCAAAATCTTTTGCTATTTCATAAGCTTCACTTCGAAAACCAGCATCATTACTCTCTGCATGATATTTAATTAAATTAATAACGCTCTTTTTTTTCATATGCTCCACTCCTAATTCTTCTTTGTTATATAAACACTTTAACACTATGGGACATTTTTGTCAATATTGGGACAAATTTTATCTTGACTTTTATTCTTATTGCTGTTATATTGAGTATAGAAACAAAAATTCCAATAAAAAAAGAAACCAGCATCTAACGAATAGAATACTGGTCTCCTACGTACATATATACTTACCCAAAAGCATTGTACCACAGATTAGTTCCTATCCTCAAGCAGAACTTTTATTCGTTATGGTTTCTCTATTATTGTTTACATAGATTAAACTATTATTCTAACTGGAAGAACCAAAAATGAAAGCAACAAAAATCAAAATGAAACCCGGTTGTGCAAATTCAACCAA